CTGAGCCCATCTTCGATCCCGCAGAGAACGATGGTCGCGAAGACCATCGCCTCTACAGGAAAGCAGAGAGCTGAACCCATGGACGCGAACTTGGCTAGGCGTACAACGCCATGGCCAGGCACATCAGCCTTCCGTGATCTGCACGCATCAACGGCCCCAGAAGCATGAGGCCAAAGATCGAACAGGGCACGTACGAGCTGATTCGAGACGCGATCGGAAGCTTCGCTGAGATCCAGCGTCGCGAGGTCCCCTGTAAGGGACCCCTTCCGTGCCATAGACCTGTTAGGGTCTTGGTCCGAGAATCCGATAATCCACCTGTAGGGATTGTCACGGCCCTCCAGGTGAGATACAAGAGACTCAGCTACGGCCTGCTGCGCATATTGCATCGCAGTAGGCTCGACAGCTATGACTCTCGGCGTCTTGAGCGTCTTTGGAACGGTAATGACCCTTACGGGCCTTTCCGCTCCAGGTTCGAGGATGTCCACATGGTCGAAATCCTGGTATGCCCGAAACGACGGTGCAACAAAACCGTCAAGAAACGGAAACCAGGTTTCAAGCCGTGAGGTCCATTCCGTCTGATCGTACTTCTGGTTTCCCAGAAGGCGATCAGCGGTGACCCCCGGCCCATGCTTTGGGACCAACTGTCCAGAGTCGATTTGTTCATCGACTCGTTGCAAGACAGAGGCCCAAAGAAGGTGACCAACGCGTGCAAATTGGCTGCAAGCAGCCTCAGAGCGCCGTTTGTCAGCCTCTCGGACGTCCTACTCACATTTGACGAACCCTGCAATCGCTGCTTTGGTTCTGCTCTCAGAGCAGTCCAAATTAATCTTCGCGAACATCAGAGTGATCTGACGTATCGCTTGGATTGCATCGATGCTTGGAACGTCAAACAGACGACCAGAAGCACGGTCGAAGATGAGACTGGTGAAACCTCCTAGGAATAGGGGGAGACACCCTGAGGATCGGCTTTTTTGGAAGCCTTTCCACAGTTGAGAGTCCACGTACCCTTGGTCAAGAGCTCTTTCGAGGTCTTTACCAAAGGTCGGGAGAGTGATCGTGAGAAACGACACTCCCTCAGCTTCGACACGGCTCTGGATCTTTTTGAGATCCAGAGCGGTGCTAACGCCACACCAGGTTCCCCTATCAAGGAGAACCTCCCGCAAGAGACACATGAGGCTTTTCATGGCCCCCCTTCCTAACGGTAGGGTGAGTCATCCCGAGCCTTGCTGTGCTCCGACCTGATTGGTCTCCACCTGGGTATCTCCCAAGTGGCAGTTCCCGACGTTTTAGCTCTCACCACCGAGAAGCTTGGTGGTGTTAGCCCCGGAAGTCGCAGACAGCCACGCCACAAGGGCGTCGACGATCTGCTTCTGCTCGGTGACCGTGAAGCCCACCACCGGAACATCCGCAACGATGTAAGCACTCATCGAATACGGCGTGTTCTGGCTAGGGAACAACGGGTCAGCGGCAGTCTTCCGGAAGTCAACGCGTGCAGTCCTACGCGTACGCTTACCGTAAGCGGACGAGATGGACAGCTTCAGATTGCCGTCGTCCTTACTATAGACGGCGCCATTCTGATTCGTGGTGACGCGCGGAAGCGCGTTCGCCACAGCGTTGACAGTCAGGGACTG